CATCTACCAGAGGGCGCAGCAAAGACTTGGCTCGAATTACCACCGGAGGTTGCAACAACGCCAACAAATCCCAACACTACTGAGTTATATAAAGATCTACCTGATGATCCCGTCCCGCGAAAGGAAGGACCTAGTCTTTGGGAAACGATATCTGGTTGGGTGGATGGTACAGAGGTAAAACCTTTCGAAAGACCTGCGATGGGTGAATATCAAACGACGATTAATAATATGGCGTTGGCCTATGGCGTTCAACCGCCCCAGGTTTTAAACAATCAGAACCAACAGATTAATTCAACAAGCAATGTGTCGAATTCGAAGACCTATGTTCAGAGCCCAGCTCCTAGACCCGGTAATTACCATACTACTTGGGGTCCAATAAATAGTTCATTATATCCTCGATAATAAAAAAAGGGGGTTATACCCCCTTCACATGTTCCTTAGCTATTTCTTGAACGTGTTCTACTCTATTAAGCCAACCTCTTCCGAAAACGGGAAATGTTTTTAAGGACTCATAGTAGTTCGTACGGTGTTCAGAGTAACGAGTTATCATTATCTCAACCCCATGACGTTCAACACGCTTAGCTACACTAGCTAAAGTTTTTGGACCGATGTGGCCGTCTTCCGTAGCCCCAACCATTTTCTGCAGATATTTAACCGCTCGAGATGGACCAGCATTTACCGCAAAATCGAAGACACATAGGTCTAAGCCTTTGGGTAAATCATCCGCCATCACTTTCTTCCAATAGTTGGTTTCATAGATCGGAGCTACATCACCCTTAGTCAAGGCTCTCATAATCTTTTCGTCTACGTGTTTTTCCATCCATTCTTCATAAACCCTTTTAGTAACACCAAGATTGGTCATACCGCCAGGGTCAGAAGGGTGGTTGACGTAACCACCCTCCGCTTCTAGAATGATTAGTAGGCATTCTTCGAATCGCGTCACGTTCTTAGTCCTCGTCAGCAAGTCCAGCAAAGAACGAATCCACACTATCGCTGTCATCGTCGTCATCCTCAGTTTGTTTATCAACAACTTTCTGCTTAGGAGGAGCTTCCGATCGACCTGCGGTAGGCGCTTCTTTTTCCACCATCTCTTCAAGCGTTTCTCGAGATACTAGGTCAGAACCCATTACCTTCTTCCAGCGCGAACCAAGCTCTTCGTCAGACTTATACTTACCTGGATCAACGAATTCAACCAGAGAGTAAAGAGATTCATAAAGAGACTTCAACTTATCTTCATCACCATCGTACAGTTCAGAAGGCTTATTGAATAATGATGAATCATAATTACGGTATCCACCTACGTTTTTAGCACGTAGTTTGAAGTCTGCACCTTCCCAAAAATCGAATGGGATTACTGGTTCTTCATCATCAAACTCTGGATTCATCTGAGCCATTAGCATATCATAGATCTTAACACCGTATGAGAACAAGAAGGATTTACCCTCATTCTCAGGATTTGCCGGATCTCGGAGTACTAAGATATTTGACACATAGTTGATCTTACGTTTGTTTTTACGAGCGACTTCTTTATCAGTATCATAACCTGAGTTCCACAATTCGCGGTTAGCTTCACAAACCGGGCAATCTTTACTGATTGTGGTTGGGCAGTTCTCAGAGTAATAGAGACCGCTTGGACCTTGAACGAAATGTGAGAAGTATTTTACGTATGGTAAATCTTCGTTATCGGGGGTCGGCAAGAATCGAATAACTGCTTGACCGTTACCAGCTTTATCGACCTTCATCTTCCAGAATCGATTATCGCCTACTGACTCGGTAGCCGGCTTTGCATTTGCTTCCTTGATTGAGTCAAGGACCTTCATACGGTTTTTCTTCATGCTTTGAAATGACATTTGGTATTTCCTCTTTTATTGAACTTGTAGTATTAACTCTTTTCGACGTTATTCGCCTACGATAAGTTTTTTATATACTCTTTTATCGATTGTCAAAAACGGAGACGTCTTTGATATCAATCTATATTTATCCTGCCACAGAAAGTTAGTTTTTAACTTCTTATCGGCTACTTTCGTAAAGCCGGTAAGTTGATCAATTATAACAACAGTGAGCAGATGGATATCACCTGATATATACATATCGATGATAGGTGGTAATGATCCTTCAGTTTGTAAAGCTTTATCGAACCATTTTCCACCAAGTGCTTTCAGTTTATCGATATCAGTTGAGAACCTATATTTCATGGATTCAGTATACTTCTTCCAATAGGTTAGGTTCTCTTCGTCCATCGAACCAATCCATTCTTCGCCACAGATGAAATTGGTAACATAGTATAGGATGAGATCATCTTTCTTAGGATAATCTCGTGCTGCCTTTGCGAAATGATATTTATCATTCCTTTTCAGGTAGGTCGCGGGTTTTAC